AGGTTGAGCCATTCGAAGAGACAATCAGGGGTGAAGATGTGCCGCGGCAGAGTCTTTTTGGCGATCACCCGGTCAACGTGCGCGGTCTTCTCCTCAAAGTTGAAGTGCGCTTTGGTCATCTGAGTGCATTCGTTGCGTCTTGCCCCGCCGAACGCCATTGTCGCGACATAGGCCAATTCCTTGGGTTTCACTACGATGAGGAACCTCATCAACTGCTCCGGCGTGAATACAGGGTAGTTACCTTCCGGTATCGCCATGAGCGTGACTTGGTCGGCGATCGTCTGGTGGTCGTCTGCGAGGTAGCGCCGTTTTTTGGCGAAGTTCTCGATCGTCCGGTAAAAGCTCAGAAACTTGTGTTGCGTGTAGGGCGCGAAATGAGATTCCCGCAGCCGACGCTCTAGGCTTTGTGGAGTGATCTGCTGCATCGTCTCTTTCGGGAACCACGACTTCAAGGTTCTCACTTGGGAATTGACCGTCTGCTCGTGGTCTTTCGAGAGCTTCTTTATCTTGATGTCGGCGACCAACTCATCGCAGATCACGCCAAAGTTCTTCCCCTTCGAACTCAAAACGTGGAACTTCCGGAAGAACTCACACGCCTTGTGGAGTTGATGGGGGGCCACGCTTTTCTCGCACTCCAGTAGGTAGACCAGACGGGCTGCATCGACCTTGGTGTGTTCTCCCTCGGCGCGGGAGAGATGTCGGACCTTCTGCTTCGCTAGGTCGATCGCCTCGTTCTTGTCGGCGCGTGTGACCCGGAAGCGTTTGTCTCCGACATACCAAGTGAGGCGGTAGGCTGGGTAGCGCCCGGTGGATATTGCGTTTATCTTAACGACTGAATCTCCCAGCCGAACTTCTGTGCCTTTTTTCGATTCGAGAACCTTCAAATTGTCCATGTGGATTATGACCAGAATTGGGTCGAATCGTTCAAAATTCGACATAACCGCATATAAAAATAAACAAAAGATCCTTCGTAAACCGCTGTCCTACAGAGAAATGGACAATTTGAAAATATGCAGCGCGCACGGGATTCGAAGCGGTGTGTCATCTTGCGTAAAACTCTGATGAGCAGAGGAATGAACATTATCAAATTAGGTCTCGACCCAATTCTACCCAGCTTTTTAATTCGATGTCTTTGATTTTAGTGAAATCCGGCATTCAACCGCCGGCCGGCTCGATCCAACGCTACGGTGCTTGGTGGCCGCAGCACACCGCTGACTGGGCGATTGAGTTGTTTTGTTTCCGTGGGATGGACACCGCGGGGATGGATGTTCTTTCGAGGGAACAGCACTTCAAAAACGCAGCCCAAATGTTCTTCCACAAGAAATCGGAGAACTTCATCTGGCACCCCTGGGCGGACGATATGCTTTACGAGTGCTGTCATCAGAAGTTTGTCGGTTTCGCTGGTTGCGGTTCGAGCGGCAAGTCGGAATTCATGGCGATCTGGGCTCTGCTCAACTGGCTTTCGGCCCCGTTCCACACGCTCTCGCTCGTCACGAGCACGAGTATTCGCGATGCCAAGAAGCGGGTCTGGGGTGCTATTCAACGCTACTGGCCGTGCATCAAGTCGGTCGCTCCGGGGAAGTTAGCGGATACTCCGACTCCGGCCATCTACGCGATCCGCAACGGCGAGCGGATGGAACAGGCGGGTGTGTATTTGATTCCGGCCGAAGCCAAGAAGACCTCGGAGGTCACCGGAAAAATGAGAGGCATGAAAGCCCACCGGGTCATCGTCGCGGCGGACGAGCTTTCGGAACTTGGACATGCTTTCCTCGATACCGCCCTTTCGAACCTCTCCAACAACCCCGAGCTTCATATCTGCGCGGCGGCGAACCCTGTCAGCTATTACGACCCCTTCGGCCGCTTCGTCGAGCCGACGAACGGTTGGGGGAGCATCACGGTGAACGACGAGCGGTGGGAGACGAAGATCGGCGGGGTCTGTCTGCACCTCGACGCGCTCAAGAATCCGAACTACTTGGCCGGTGAGAACAAATGGCCGATCCAAAAATGGGAGAAGATCGATGAGGCCCGCGAGCGACTCGGTGAGGACAATCCGATCTTTTGGCGAGACTACCGGGGGTTTTGGCCTCCGCAGGCGGTCAGCAAAGCCATCTACAGCGAGGCCGAGATCATCCGCTTCCAAGCCGACCAGAAGCCCGTGTGGAGGGGCCGCGTCGAACGAATCGTCGGCATCGACCCCTCCTTTGTGAGCGGCGGAGATAGATGTGTGATTTATCTGGGCTCGTTTGGCCAGAACAAAGACGGAGTGGACCAAGTTTCCTTTGACGAGTTCTACTTCCTCGACGAGGAAGCGAGCAATCCCGAACCGCGCACTTTTCAGATCGCGAAGAAAATTAAAGACATCGTGACTAAGGCGGGCGTTCCTTGGAGGAATATCGGGGTCGACGTGACGGGCGGAGGGGTGCCGTTTTGCGATGCGCTGGCGACGGTGTGTGGCTCGAATGAATTTCAGCGCGTTCACTTCGGCGGAGCCCCGTCGAGCCGATCACTCTCGGCTTACGATTCCACCCCTGCCGATGAAAAATATGTCAACAAAGTCACCGAGCTTTGGTTCGGGGCGAAAGAGTTCCTGTCGAGCGGGCAGCTTCGCGGGATCGGTCCGGATCTCGCTCGGGAGATGACCAGCCGGAACTACGATACCAGAAAGTCCGGTTCGATGAAGGTCGTGGTTGAGAGCAAGACTGACATGAAGGCCAGGATCGGTCGCTCGCCGGACGTGGCCGATGCCGCCTTTGTCATGCTCGATGTTGTCCGCGAAAGGTTTGGGATGCGTCCGCCGCAGGAGGGTGGCAGTGGGAAAAGGGGAGGGCAGACGAAATGGAAGCACACAATGACGACCGGCAAGTTTGCTCCGAGGCGCACGGCCAATTTGCTCAGTTCTTTCTGAGCGGTATAATAACTCCACATGTCGTATCGGGTCACAGTCGAGGAATTACGCAAAGGCGCACCGCCGCTGCGGATGATTTCGTTGACGGGTGTTGATTGGCTTCAGGCGATCGACGCGGTGACGGAGGTGCTTTCCCGTGAGGACGGCTACTTTAACCAAGACGAGCAGGAAAACACGGCCACTGAGCCGGATGATGAATTACTTCCATAGCGGGGATCTAGGTGATGTCATCTACGCTCTGCCCGCGATCCGGGCTTTGGGTAAGGGCAACTTGTATCTGAACTCCCGTCCGTGGACCGCAAAGATGACGCCCGAGCGGGCCAACGTGCTTCGTCCGCTCCTCGAATCCCAAGACTACATCGGCAAGGTGATTCACGGCGACGCGCCGAAATCCGAATACGTAGTCAACTTCTCCACGTTCCGGAATGGCGGGCTGATCTACGGCGTCAGCCTCATGGAGCTTCAGAGCGATTGGGTTAATGCCAATGTGGAGTCGGAACCTTGGTTGAAGGTCGCGCCGTCAGCCAAATCCCGAGGCCGCATCGTTTGTCATCGCAGTCCGCGATACCACAATCCTTACTTCCGCTGGGATGAGATCGGCGAGAAGTTCGGCACACAGCTTCTCTTTGTCGGTCTGCCGCACGAGGTCGAGGAACTGCGACGGGTCAGCAAGGTTCATGCGGAGTATGCGATCACTAATGACTACCTCGAACTCGCCCGGCTGATCGCGGGCGCGGATCTTTTCATCGGCAACCAGTCGAGCCCGATGGGCTTGGCGATCGGTCTCGGAGTTCCGTTTATCCAAGAGACCTGCCTCTGGACGCCTGACTGCCTCTACCCGCGCAAGAATGGTTTCTACTCCTACGATGGAGGAATCCCGAGCCTGGATATCCCTGAGTTTATCCCACCACCGGATGTCGACCGCAACGTCCTACCTCCGGGCGGCTGGCAAGTGATTTCACGGAGAACGGGCGAGCGGGTCACCTTCAAGTCACATCGTTTGGCGACTAAGCACCTCAAAAGTTACGACCGCTACCTCAACGACGAATCCGCCGCCCAAGAGGTCGATCGACAGAATGCGGTGCGCGTCCCGCATCTCGTCCGGCGCGACTCTACGTTTCAAATCTTCGGCAAGGTTAAGCCGCTCGTTGAGGCGGTCTCTAAATGAACGACGCCTGTAAAACCGGAGACATCTCCGAGTCGATCTTCGCCACCCAAGCTCTCCGCCGGGGCTGGTGGGTTTACACGTCCAATGGTCATGCGCGGCCGGCGGATGCGATCGTGGTCCGACCACCAATGCGTCCGGTCTCCATTCAGATCAAGACTGCCTCGATCTATGCCGATCGTGACAATACTTATGGTGTGATGGTGTGCCGCGGGAGAGGTCCGGTCAAAGTGTCCTATCTTAAAGGCGACTTCGATATCTTGGCCGCGTGGTTACCGGACGTGGAGAAGTTTGTCTTCTGGCGGTTTGACGAGATCGCCGAGCGGAAGAAAATTAACTATTCGCCGCGGCTGCATCGTCAGCCGGACAACTGGGATTTGTTGGAGACCCCATTTGCAGATATAATAACCCCACAACCATGCTGCTAGTCCTTCCTGTGTCCAAGGCCGACCTGAAGCTCGCCACCGCTCTGGCTGGCCATCTTGAGCTATTGGGCGGCTTGTCGCGCCACAAGCTCCTCCTCGTCGGCACGCTCCAGACTAAGGATGAGGCGGTGGCTCTGAAAGAGAGATTGGCCCCGCTCTTCGCCTCGGCCGACCTTTTTATTCCAGATTCCGAATGCGAACTTGGCTGGCCCCAGAGTGCCAACCATCTCTGGGCTCGCACGGTGCGTCATCTTCAGCACAGCGGGAACAAGGACACTTGGTATTGGTTCGAGGCCGACAACACCCCGATCCGTGAAGATTGGCTCGATGCGATCGAGACCGAATACAACCAAGCCCAAAAACCTTTCCTTGGAGCCACCCAAGTGACCCGGATGCTCGACCGCAAGACGGGCGAATTTATCAAAGTCGATGGCGAGCACGTCATTGGCACGTGCGTTTATCCGGCTGATTTCCATAACCGCTCACTCCTCTGGAGCTATGTCCGGATCGACGACGGCCCGAATGTCGAACCCTTCGACGTTTACCTCCGCCACGAGATGCGTCCGAACACGGCAGTTTCCCAACTCATTCACAACAACTGGCGGACAAAGAACTACGAGATCGGACCGAAGGGCGAGATCTACTGCGATCCGATCGACGACCTCTCGGTCTACGGTCCTGTGCCCGCCGATGCCGCCGTGGTTCACGGATGTAAAGACGGTTCGCTCATAGAAGCCCTGCAAAAATGACAAATTCCGAACTAGCCCCCCTCGAAATCCTCGGCCTGGATGAAAAAGGCAAAGCGCCGAAGATGCGCGTGGACAACGTAAACAGCGCCCGCTCGATCTACAAAGCGATCAAGGACAGCGACCAAGGCTCATCCAAGAACCGCGCCTTGGTTGATGCCATGTTCAATGGAGCGGCCCCCTTCAATCAGCAGGATCTCATCGAGATGGGGCAGGGGGAGAGGACCAACCTCGACTTCGGCGAAGCCGCCTCACTTAAAGAGCAAGCTCTCGCCGGATACTACGACCTGACCTCCTCGGTCGATGTTATGGCGCGGATCACCATCGACTACGGCTCGCCCGAGCAGCGCGTCGAGTGGGAGCGCGTCTTGGCCGAAGAATTTCATCGGACGCTCAAAGAGTGGCAGGAGTTTGAATTCAACCATCAAATGCTGGCCGATCAGTTCGTCTCGCATGGCGTCGGGGTTTGTTATTTTGAGGACGAGGTCGACTGGCGTTGGCGCGTGGCTGGCTTGTCCGAGTTCCGCATTCCGCGTGGAACACGCGCCTCCGAGTGGGAGATCGAGGTCGCCACGGTCGACCGCGAGTATCAAGCCCACCAGCTTTACAAGTTTATCGAAGACCCGGCGGTGGCGAAGGATCTCGGCTGGAACGTCAAGATGGTGAAACAGGCACTCATCCGTGCCTGCCGCGACAGTTCGTTCCAGGAGGCCGGTGAGTGGGAGAAGCTCGAAGTCGAACTCAAGAACAACGACCTCCTCTACGGCAACAGCCGCGGGAAGAAAGTCCATGTCGTTCACATGTGGGTGCGCGAGTTCGACAAGAAAGTCAGCCACCTCATCTTCCTTAAAGATCCGATCGGATCCGACGAGAACGCCAAAGAAGAGGACTTCCTCTTCAAGAAGCCGAATCGCTTCGACGCTCCGACAAACTGCTTTGTTACCTTTTGTTACGGTGTCGGCAACGGGACGTATCACGGCATCCGTGGGCTTGGCTACAAGGTGTATCCACACATCCAGCTTTTGAACCGCCTCCGCTGCGGCATGGTCGATGGGGCTTTGCTTTCGAGCGCGTTGATCGTCCAGCCCGGCGACAACGGCTCCCGTGCCCTCGAAGATCTGACCCTTTCTTACTACGGCCCCTACGCGCTGTTCCCCCCGGGGCTGAAGATCGTCGACAAGGCGATCCCGAACTACCAGCAGAACCTCATCCCAGTCCTCAATGATCTGACGATGAATATGCAGAACCGCACCGTCGGCTATCAGTCACGGGCGGTCACGCCGGATGGTCAGTCGAGGACGGCTTACGAGGTTCGCGCCCAGTTGCAGCAGGAAGCGGTGCTCGGTGCGGCGGCGATCAATCTATTCTACCACCCGTGGAAACGTCTTCTTCGTGAAGCATACAGGCGTTTAGTGTCACGTGATTATGCCGCGAACGAACCCGGCGGTCGCGAGGCGATCGAGTTCAAGCGGCGCTGTATGGCGCGTGGGGTTCCGGAGGAAGCGATCCACCGCTTCAATACGGTCGAGCCCGTCCGTGCCATCGGCTACGGAAGCCCTGGGATGCGGAGTGCGGCGATCGACGAGACGATGCAGATCTTCGGGTCGCTCGACGAGGCGGGCCGGATCAATCTTCTCCGCGACCGCATCGCCGCCCGCTTCGGGCAGGAAGTGGTCGACCGCTACTTGCCGTCACCTTCAGTAACTCTTCGCACTCCTATTGATGACAAGATCGCGATGCTCGAAAACTCCGATCTCTCAATGGGCACGATGTTGCCCGTCAACTCTGGGGAAAATCACTTCATCCACGCCTCCCGCCATCTGACCTCCCTTGATGGTTTGGATGCCGCAGTCTCGCAAGGCCAAGCGGAGCCCGCGGCGGCAATGAAAGCCTACGCCACGATGATTCCTCACCTCGGCCAGCACTTGCAGTTACTCGCAGCCGACGTGGCTCGCCAAGACCAAATCGCACTCATGCGTCAACGCTTTCAGCAGTTGAGTGCCTCGGCCAAGCGGCTTTCCGATGAGCTTGCCGCTGCCGCCGAACAGCAGGCGAAAGCCGAGCAAGCCGAACAAGCTCGAATGATCGAAGCCGAGCGTGCCCGCATCGCCCAGATGGAGCAGCAGTTGGCCGAAGCTCAAATGCTCTCACCCAAAGCCCAAGCGGATCTTATCGAGCGCCGGGCTAAACTAGAGATGCAAATCGAGAAGCACCAAGTCGATATGCAGACCAAGCAAGCCAAGGTCATGCAGGAGCTTGCCCTCAAAGACGCCAAAACCGCTGCCGAGATTTCACCGGCTGCACAACCGACGATGCCGTGAATATCGACGTTACCGGATTACTGACCAACGCGCTTTCGACGGGGCTCTCCTCCGGAGTTCTCAAGACCAATGTGCCTTGGATCGACCGCATGATGAAGGGCGCTTCGATTGGAATGTCCGAGGGTTCGGCCGGCGGTAGCCTCGGCGGTCCGGTTGGTGCGGGTTGGGGTGCGTTGGGTGGCGCGGTATTTGGCGGGTTGGACGGCGCGGTGGACGGGCCGATCTTTCGGGCCAAGACCGGAGGATCTTCCGGTTTCGGGGGTTGGTTTGATGACATGATGCTCGGTGCAACCCAAGGCACAGCGCAGGGAAGTTCGATGGGAGGTTGGGGCGCTATCGGCGGAGGAGTCATCGGCGGATTTCAAGGTCTTTCCGGCAACAACAACATTCAGAGCCAGGGTTTTCTATGAGGGACTATAAAAAAGAATACGAGAGCTACCATGCTTCGCCGATCCAGAAGAAGCGCCGCGCTCAACGCAATGCGGCCCGCCGCAAGATGACTAAAGCGGGTTACGTGAGCAAAGGCGACGGCAAGGACGTGCATCATAAAAACGGAATGAGCAACCACTCCAGTAATCTGGCCGTGTTGCCGAGGTCCGTGAACCGGAGTATTAAGTAATAACATGCCCGCTTATTATCCAGAAGGAAACACCCCGCTGCGCGAGGACTATACCGAGCGGTCGTTGCAGAAGATCAACGACATCATGCACTCGAATACTCCGACCTGGGACGACATCGCGCTGACCTATGCCGGAAGCAACCTGACGAAGGTCGAGTATAAGTTGAGCGGTCAGATCGTTGAGACCCGCAACTTCTCTTACACTGGCACGAACCTGACCCGCGTCCTGAAAAGCTAATGGCTTGGAGCTTTAATCCCTTTACCGGCAACCTCGATATAGTCGGGGGTGGTGCCGTCGTTTTTGAAGGCGAGGTCGAGACCTTTGCCGACTTACCTGAGACGATCGGCGATCCGGCGGTTGGGGCTAGTTTCTTAGTGAGAAGTTCCACCGGCGTCTGGCTCGTCAACAGACGACAAGCAGGCATCTGGATTCGCAGGAACAATACCGGCGTCCGGGCGACCGACTGGGAATACGGCGGCGACTACCCCGTGAATTCGGTCAATGGGCAGAGCGGGAATGTTGTCCTCGGGGCTGGTGACGTGGGGGCGCAGTGGCCGGAAGTTGTCAGTTCCATACTCGTGACAGGTGGCGACGTTAGCATACCCGCGGGGAGAAATCGTAGATTTAAGGTTACCTCCTATCCCGGAGGAACCATAACGCTCCCAGCGCAAGGAAACCAAAATGGCGATGTTGTTAAGTTCAACGACAATGTCATCCTGGCAAATGTTTTGATAAGACACCGTGTAGGTCCTCCAAATTCGTTGTCATACTTCACTCTCGCGACTTTAAGAGCTGGGTTTAATGACTCTTACACCGCGGTGTGGGACGGAGGAACTTGGGCCATTGATCCTACTGATACCCATACTGCCGCTGCCATTCTTGATTCTACTTCTGCTGGCCGAACCTTGCTTACAGCAGCAAACGCGCAAGCGCAACGGGATGCGTTAGATGTGTTCGTCGGTGTAGCCAATTTCGCGAATTTACCTACTCCGGGCGTCACGGTGTCCGCTGGCGGTTCAGTCTACGTCACTAACGATAACGGCAAAGTGTGGGTTTGGAACGGAAGTGCATATATAGAAATTAGCCCGAATACTCACACAAGGGCCGGGACGGGAAATGTCAATGTAGGAGACACTGCCCTTCAGTCCGCGTCTTTGTCGGGTGTTTCCAACACTGGCGTTGGTGCGTCGGCCTTATATAATAATACATCTGGGTCATACAATACTGCCGTTGGCTCTGGCGCGGCTCAAACGGCCACAACTGCCGCCTACAATACCGCAATCGGTGCTGGTGCCTTGAATAATGGCACAACTGGATGGGGTAATGTTGCGTTTGGGGTCAATGCTGCATTTAATAATACCGTTGGGACAAGAAATACTCTGCTCGGAGCATTTTCCGACGTAGATTCAGAGAGCCGAACTCTTTGCGTTGCTCTTGGTTATGGGGCCATTACTGGGCCGTTGGACGGAACACTTTCTATCGGACGTTTTGGCGCGGAAGCTATGGCACACTTAACAACTTCATCCGCTCCAACAGGGGCAACTGGTAATTATCTACGAATCTGGCTGAACGGAACGGAATACCGCATTCCGATTCAGGCCGCAACCTAACATATATTATGCTCGACAATCCTACACCCATTATCAATGATCCAGTTCCGGCCAAAGTATTCAACAAGCTGCACGTTTTTAGTTTGTCTGCTACGCAGCCATCAGTATCCAGCGGAGCCATCCATGTCGGTCTTTTGCCAGCAACCGAGTCAGGAGAATTGGCAGATCAAAGTAAATTGCAAATGATTAGCTGTCAGCTACACCCCGCTATGGAAGAAGTGCCAGAGCTTGCTGCTGCCTTTGCCGCCGTTTTGGCCGCTATCCCCGCGACGCAGCAGTGGCTCGCCGCGCAGTCGGCACAGCCGCCTCAACTCGAGCAGTTGCAGGGGTCATAACCCCGCACCATATTAACAATGAATGTCTCCGACCCGCTCAACATGTTGGCCCC